CGAGAGATCGCCGTGACACGTCTATCTTTTTCTGACGTGTTTCTCCGCCACGGCTGCACGGGTTCACGATTGACTCCACCGCCAGCGTCCTCGAGCCCAGCAGGCATATAACGCGCAAGCGAATCTCTTAGTTCTTGTGCACGAAGAGGCTTGTCAATTCTATCTCCGCGCCAGTCAAACGGGTCGTCTGCAGAGCCTTCTTCTGCCCACGGGAACTCGATTGTTTCGGGGAAGTCGAAGTCTGGGAGGTCTACTTGTCTACCTTCATCGACGTCGGGGCGGAACGGTAGAATTATGCCGGATAAAAAGCCGTCTTCATCGTAGATGTTGACGCCAGGAATTCCTCTTTTTGCGAGTTCTGCATCTTCCCTGCGGGCCCTGTCAGCGATCTCTCGTTTTTCTTCTTCGGTAGGGTACTTATAGTACATATTGTCGATCGCAAACGTGCGATCTTCGCCGTCCGTGTGGCTGTAGCCTACGGCGTTTGTTTTGCCGTTCTTGCTATTGAAATATGTTCGTTCGGGAGTGAATATACGTGGCTGGTCGTTGTAATCGAAAAGAACCGTCTCGCTTTTTTCAATCGCACTATCGATCTGTTCTTTTCTTTTCTCGACGGAGTCGCCGTCGATCGCTTGCATCTTCTGCGCGGCCGCAGCCTTCGAGGGCTTCGGCGCTTTAGAAGGAGAGGCCTCCATCTTCTCGACAGTGTACGTGCGCTTATCGTTCGCGTCCTTGTCGAAACCGTAGACGTTGGTCATGCCGGTCTTGGGATTCAGCCACATGCCTTCAGGCTTGAGCGTGCGCTCCTTGCCGTTGTACATGAACGAGATATCTTCGCCGGCGTCGATCGCCTTTTGAACGTCGTCTACACTGGGCTTCTTAGATTCAAGATCTTCGCCGCGCAGCAACGGCGCTTCAGGCTTGGGAGCCTTCTTCTCTTCTTCGGCGCGGTCGAACTCGGCGATCTTCTTGAGGTACTCGGGCTGGTCTTTGTCGATCGCCTTTTGAATGTCGCCCCACGAACTCCCGCGTGCGACGTACTCGTTGTCGAGACCTCTGCGTAGAGTGAGTTCGCGCTTGGTCGGCTTTCCAAAGAGAGTGCCCTCTAGATCTTCTTGAACGGTGTACCCCGTCTCTTCGTTTGTCCACTCGAGACGGCTAGGCTCACCGCCCGTCGTGCCTGTAACCTGTCGCGCCCAACCGCTGGGGGCGTCCATGCGCGTCGCGATCAGATCGTCCGAATCAGCGAACACGTCATCCGTGCCGACATACACGTCAACGTCGGGAAGATCCTTGACGGCCTCTTCGGAAAGAATAGCAGCAACAGACTCACCCTTGCCGGCGGGCATGGTGTACACACCGTTCGGGAGGTGCCTATTTCCGCGCACCTCGATCTCGACGCCATCATCGCCGGACTGGCCAACGACGCGTCCAGAAACGGCCTTAAACATTCCGTTGGGAAGACGAAGGTTGAAGCTCCAGCCGCCGCCCATAAACGCGAAGCGACCACGGCGGTCACGACGCTGCATCTGAGCACGAAGACGACGAGCGGCACTCGAGTTCTTACCTACAAGAAAGCTCGCGGTGATCGCGGCAGGCTGCGCTTCATCGATCAAGACATAGCTTGGAGCCTTACCAAATCCAACGATCGAAAGACGAGTAAACGCGTGAGTTCGCTCGATCGAACCAGGCCGTGCTGCGTGCGCGGACGCGACAAGCGAACGAACCGAGTCGTCGATCATCGGGTCGGCAGCGATCCAGCGAGCCTGCGCGTGCAAAAACGCCGAGGCGGTCATCGCGTGAGCGCGTGTCGACGCTGGGTGGCCAACAGGTAGAAGATCAGAGTTCGACAGAGACTGTGGCGTCTGCTTATTCTTTGTCGCTAGGGCGACGAACGCATTGACGGCGCGAATGGCAGAGAAGTAACGTACGTTAGCCGAGTACGAAAGAGTGTTTGCAAGATCACGGTTCGCGACGGTGATCGCCGATGCGACGGACACCCTGCGCTCCGGTTGTACCTTTTCGTTTGACTTTCTAACCGAGGTCAGGATGTCTGAACGAAGCTTCGCTCCGTAAAGGTGAATAAACTGACTCTTCGCGGCAGCTCTTTTATTACTTCTCATAGAACCCATGGCATCAATCTACTTTGTTCTCGTGGGGAAGAAGGTCGCAATCTCTACTTGAGTAAAGATTTATCGCAAGTTCTTTTGCTCTCTCAAACGGATTTTCATTCGCTGTGTCGGCCCGTCTCCACGAAGCGCGTAGAGCAGGAATGATGTCATAACTAAGATCTGAATACTCGGCAAGTGCAACAATAGCATCTTCTGAGCTATTGTATTCATTTTCTTCTTTCAAGACAACGGTTAGACTGTCTTGAATGTGAGCCGCGGCCGTGATCGTGCTCGTTGACAGCGACTTCGGATGACCCTTAGGCAACAGATCGTTGTCTTGAACGTACTTCGGATTCGACGGCGAGCCTGATCTCAAAAGCTTGAGATACGCGTTGACGCGCGCCATCGCCCACTGATCTCTGGTCTTGCCAGGACGGTGCGAACTCGAGTATGCTCCAGCACCGCGACGATACACAGCCTTCAACTGACCCATCGTCGCTTTTCTGCCTTCCTTCGCGGTCTTGTTGTGCTCGGTGACCTTGTTGCGAAGAGCGGTTTCGGTCTTGGCGCTAAACTTGATCTTCTTACCACCGGCGGCAGAACCCTTAGGGTTTCTCTTTGAACCGTAGATTCTGTCCTTCTTCGGCGCGCGTCTCGACGCGGCGGCGAGAATAAAACCGGCATCGTCGTCATCGTAGTAGCACTCGTCGCACTCGCAGTTGTCGTCACAGCCGCACTTGCCTACAACGCACGAGCAGATGCCGTCGATGCAGTTCGGGCACCAGCTACTCGGCATGGACATGATCTCTGTTTCGACGACAGGCTGCACCATAACGGGAGCCGTTGCTCTCGCTTCAACAAACGGCGCAGCCTTAGATTTTCCCGGCATCGCTGGCTCTTCTGGAGCCATGAATGCTTTAAGCTGCCAGCTCCACTTTTCATGCACGTCAATTCTGCTGGCGATGAAGTCTGCGATACCCTGCTGGTTGCTCGCTGAGGCAAGAGAGAACGAAGTGTACAGACAGGCGATCGCCTCGTCGTTCGCTACGAAGAGGTCGGCGACCATCGCCTGTGAGCTACCGCCAACCTCGGCATCAGCGATCGTCGTCATCGACGCAAACTCTCCAAGACGATACGGCGCGTTCACTCCAAGCTTACGCATGTTCTCGGCAAGCGGATCGATCGACCCGTACACGTCGGAGTAGATCTCGCCGAAGAAATCGTGAAACTGTCCGAAGTCAGGTCCGACCACGTTCCAGTGATGCCCCTGCGCCTTCAGTGACATAACAACTGCGTTCGAGAGACACGCGGCGAGCGAGCTCACGAGTTCTGCGGCGTTTGTTCCATGTCTCATTGTGGTGCTCCTTCTGCGGGCGCCTCTGCTGGCGCCGTAGACTTACCTTTCATCAGATCAGCGAGTGACGGACCCTGCGCCTCTGGTTGAGGCGCGGGCGCGGGCGGTTCGCCTGGTGCCGCGGCAGGTGCGCCGGGTTGCCCACCCATCAAAAGATTCTGCAGTTCCGGCGGAACTGGCGCGGGACTCGCAGCCTGCTGCGCCTCGCGCGCCGCCGAGATCACGTCAGGGGCGACCGCGTTGAGAATCGCCTCGGTCAACTCAGGAGTGATGACACCCTTTTCGAAGACAAGACGCAGCGCGACCTCGTCGGCGGTAGGCGCATCGGCGTCACTGAAGCCGTGCGCCTTTCTCCACGTTCCGTATGACACGGCCATCTTCTCGAAACCAGAGTCTGCATCGACGGCGCGGTCGTTACGTGTCGCGACCTGACTCGGGTCGAACCAGATAACAACCTTCTCGACCTCGCTGGGTTGAAAGCCTGCGGCGAGCAGATACGGACGCAGATACACGACGGTCAACGCATCTGCGATCAACAACATCAACGGCTCGATGTGCGCCTTGTACAGCGCCTCGTCAATCTGAAGAGCGTTGCTATACTTCACGTTCGCGAGACCGGTGACGATATCCTTCGGTACGTCGAGACCCTGAAGGATACGCTCGAGTACGCGGTCGGCGCGCTGCGCGAGCGCGGGGTCGAAGCTGCGCTCAAACTTGAACTGCTTGATCTTGTCGCCAAGTTCAGCGGGGCCGCGAATGATCAACGGTACGACGGCGCTTGCGCTGTCTTCGTCACGGATCGGTGTCGTCATCGCGTCGATGAGCTGATCCTCAAACTCGTCGCCAGACTCCTCGGGAGTGAACCCGGGCTCAAGATCGGTGGCGTCGTCGTAGGGATAGTCGGGATCAGGCGACGCGGCGACGCTAAGACCATCGGGCAGATACAGGGCGCCGGCGTTAAGACGCGAGCGCGCCGTTGCACGGAACGTTCTGTTCAACAGAAGAAGTTCAGCACACAGATCGAGCAGACCACGAAGTGACGAATCGGCCTCCTCGGAGAAGCGCGGGTGTGCTCTCCAGATACGACCAACAAACGCCGTGCCGGGCAGAGGAATGATTCCCTTTGCGTATCCGCCGGTGGGATTTCCAACCGTGAGAAGATCGCGGCGAGGAGCGATGCCGTAGTTGTTGCGCTGGTCAACCTGAACCTCGTCGATGGAACGAATGTCCCACGACTCGGGAAGACCGGAGCCGACGCGCTCAGGCATCTGAACGAGATAGCACTCGCCGGCGACGCTGATGTTCAGCGCGGCGTCGCGAAGTAGACCAGCCTGTCCGCCGTACGCCGAGTCGAGACGAGCCAGCGCGCGCTCTGCCGCGTGGGCGACTCTCTGGTCGATCTTGGAGCTGTCGCGAACTGAAACGGGAGTCTCGGCAGGGTTGTCAACGACGGCTGCATACAGACGAATTCTTGAGACAACGGACGCAACGAGGTTGAAGGCGTACTTAACCTCTCCGATGGCGTCGTAGTATTCCCACGCCTCGCTCTGCCACGCGCTCGAGTATGCGTGACGGCGGGTTCTAAAGTGTTCAGCCTCTCCCTTGTCGTTGAGGCGAACCTGTGCGGCAGCGGCGGTCAACGTAC